CAGAAGAAATCAAAAACCTTTTCCGAGAGAATAATAATAAGCTGAGTAAGAAGCGTGATATAAAGCTTCGGTTTTACGGCGAAAAATTCCAGATGATTTATCCGGACGATTTACTGTTCCCGTCTGATGATTTGTTCCCAATAGACCAGGAGCCGATATATGTAATTGATAATGCACAGATCGTGTCGGAGTCTCTGACAATTACAGAAAGCCTTTGCGAAAGTGACGGCCTGACGTTCGGCGAGTGTAATGCGGCTCAGCTGGAGATTACGGTTGCTGATGTTTTGCAGGATTTAACCGGGTTAGAGTTTGTTGCTACCGTCGAGGTGGGCGGATATGAACTGATGCTTGGCGTGTATATTGTAAAAAGCTTTGTCCGGCAAGCAGACCGAAGGAAAAAGAAAATCACTGCATATAATCGAATGGAGAAATTCCAGGTCGATGTTGCGGAATGGTATCAGAGTCTTAAGTTCCCGTTATCACTGAAAGAGTTTCGAACTTCACTTTGCGAATATGTTGGTGTCGAGCAGGTAGACGTGGGCCTTCCGCTTGATAATATGCCTGTAACAAAAACAATCGATCCGCAGCAGTTGAGCGGAATTGAGACCCTTAAAGCAATATGTGAGCTCAATGGATGCTTTGGACGGGTAGATAATACCGGCCGAGTAAAATATACGTTCCTTGAAGGAGCCGGACTCTTTCCAGACGAAGCATTGTTTCCAGACGAAGAACTCTTTCCTAGTGACTTGTCTTCAGCTGAGAACACAGAAATGCTTACGAGATATAAGCAATCAGATACGACGTATGAGGATTATGTAGTCAATTCAGTTGACCGTGTTCAGATCCGGCAGGAAGAGGGCGATGTGGGCGCTTTATATCCCACAGATTACGGCGGAGAAAATACCTATATTATCCAGGGAAACTTCCTTGCTTACGGAAAGAACAATGAGGAGCTAACGGAAATTGCCCGAACTGTATATGATATTATTTCGAAAATCAGTTATAGACCGTCAAAAATCACATGCCCGGGATTGCCGTGGGTAGAACCCGGAGATGGACTTGTATGTTATACCACGGATGACGTTATTGAAACATACTGCTTTAAGCGTACATTCTCTGGAATGCAGGGGATGAGCGATGTTTTTGAGTCGTCCGGCGGGATGAATCTTGAACAGAATTTCGGCACTGCATCGAAAATTATCCAATTAGAGGGAAAAGCCGCAATATTAAAGAAAGATGTGGACGAGGTTTCTGTTCGGGTTACAGATCTTAAAGAATATACAGAAGCCCAGTTTAAGGTGACGGCAGAAGCCATTACATCTGAGGTCTCTCGTGCTACAAAAGCTGAGGGAGAGCTGTCGACGAAAATTACCCAGACGGCGGATGCAATTACTCTTGAGGTTAATAAAAAGGTTACGAAAGGTGAAGTAACCGAAAATCTTAACTCAGAGTTGAAAATCACTGGAAATAAGATCGAGATGACAACGGGACATTTCGTTATCAACTCAAAGAATCTTAAAGTAACAGAGCAAGGTGATCTTGAGGCAAGTGGAAAAATCACAGCGCAGTCCGGAAGAATCGGAAACTGGACCATAGATGATAACGGCCTTGTTGGTGATGATGGATCAGATCGCAGTGCGACAATTAGTGGTGGACACATTGAAGGATCTACAATGAATGTTGCTGATGGAATCCTCAATGTGGAAGATGGTTATGGAAACTCATCCGCTATTGTTAGGATTGGTGATTTTGTGTGTTCGGATGAGTACGGTAGGAGTATTTTTCAATCATCCGATGAGATGACCGGAATGTCTGGAAATCCGTCAAACTCTAAAGGCTTGTATTTGTGGGCTGGATATCGTGGCAAAAGCGATTATGCCTTTGTTGTTAATGCTGACAAGGAAACTCACATCCGTGGATCACTGCACATAAGCGGTAATTTGTATCTGAACGGGACAAGCATCTCAGGTGGATCGTCAAGCATTTCTGGTAGTGTGTCATCATTAAAAGTAGGATACGACCTCGATGGATCATGGGGATCAGATTGGCTCGAAATCTATCCAAAAAACAAGCCGAATATCAATGATTATCCAGATTATGAAGGAATGGATTATCTATATGTATACCTTGAAAGGCATTATAAGAGTTAAGGAGAATATGTGGAATGGAAGAAAAGAGAACACTTGAATATGATTATGAGCTCATGAAACGTGCCGGGGCGCTCCTTAATTCGATTACAGTTAAAGGTGTTGAAAATATCCGTGCACTTGCTGAACTTGCTAACATCTTGGATTCCGGACATTTTGTAGAGGAGAATGATGAAGCAATCATAAAACACAAAAAAGGTGGTCCAGATGACGGGCCGAGGAAGAAAGAGGGTGAATCCTAATGGCATATCAGACCTTCTATGTAATTACAGACTGGCAAAACCTTCCGTCGCAGAAGACGGCGCTGAATCGAACTAACCTTCTGCACCTTGAAAACGGTGTTAAAGAGGCGGACATTAGGATCGTCCAACTGGATGCTTCAAAATTGTCCATGGAGATTGCTAATACACTTGTAAAATCTGTAAATGTAGATGCAAAGACAGGTGTTATCACTGTTACAAAACTGAATGGCGCTATTGAAACGTATGATTTGGATATCGAGCGTGTTGTTACAAACTTCGACGTCACGGACGAAGGTGTCATTATTCTAACACTTGCTGATGGAACTGAAAAGAGTGTGGATATCGCCAAATTCATCAATACCTTTAAAAGTTCTGCCACAATCGCATTCAGCATGACGGATCGAGAAGTTACAGCCCGGATAATAGACGGTTCAGTAACTATGGATAAGCTCGACCCCACCATTCAATCAGAGTTTCGCCAGTACATGATTGAATCGCAGAATGCCAGAGATGCAGCGCTTCAGTATCAAAAGTTTGCAAAAAGGTACACTATTGGAGATTCTGAGTTTGAGGGTAGCGAAACTGATAATGCGAAATATTACTATGAGGGTACGAAGCAGGCGGCTGAAACTACGGTAACTAATGCAGCGGCAGCAGCACGGGACGCAGAGACAGCAACGTCACAGGCAGCAATTGCAACTTCTAAGGCGACTAATGCAGCGGCGTCAGCAAACAGTGCGGCGGCGGATGCGCAAACAGCATCAGAGAAGGCATCCACGGCAACTTCACAAGCTACGTTAGCATCTCAGAAAGCACAGGAGGCGGCGAGTAGTGAGCGGACAGCGACCACAAAAGCAGCTGATGCATTAGACAGCGCTAACGATGCTAAGAGGTATGCGGTCGGTGGCGTTGTTGCGGAAGACGCACAAGATAATGCAAAATATTACTATGAACAATCTCAAATATTAAAGAATCAGATCGATGCCGCGGCAAGCTTAGTAGTGCCGCAGTTTTTTATTGACCTGGAAACCGGTGCTCTTATGAGCGATAAGAAAGCACAAGGAATGAGATTCTGGCTCGAGGATGGAGCGTTCTATGGAGAAGTCGGATCAGAAGAAATGGAGGTAACGGCGTAATGGCTGTAAACTATGGACAGGTAGCGATTGTGCCTAAAGGCGAATGGAACGTCGAGACACAGTATAAAGTAAACAACTTAGTATCATATGACGGAAGCAGTTATGTGGCAAAAGTGCAGCCGCCGGTTGGAACACTTCCAACAGATACATCTTATTGGCAGGTATCGGCAGCGGGAACGAAAAAAGCGACCGCTGACAGCCTTGGAACCGTAATGCCGGATGGAACGACTACATCAGTGGGAGAAGACGGCAAACTGTCTGTGAATACTGCGCAACAGGATGCACTTGGAGTTGTCAAAGGCAGCGATGATATCACCGTGGGTGAAGACGGTACCCTAACCGTAAATACTACGTTTAAACAGGCCACGGAACTTGCAAATATTATTGCCGGTGAAGCAATCAAGTCAGTTTTAGGCAAGGTGTCCAAAGCCATTGCAACAACTATGAATCTGGATGAAAATGCTTTGCTCAAGAATATGATTTCCGGGATTGATGTAAATGATGGGAACAAAGTGCCGAGTAGCGCATATATTCATTTGCTGGTTGAACGAATCGGAATGGGTACTGCGCTTGAGGGTGGATTTGATAACTTAACGGCTGGGCTCAATTCAGTAAATAACAATTTGAGTAATGCTGGGATCCCAACTGTAAAAAAGATTACAGATTTATATGCCATAAAAAAATCGGGATTTTATTGTTATGATGCTGGTGCGTCCAATGCACCTATGTCATCAAGAGGTGGCATGATTGTTGCAAATTACTTAAGTGACTCATGGATATCTTTGACTGTTGTCCCGTACGCATTGTCAAAAATATATACAAATACCAAATATAATAACACGTGGGTCGGCTGGGCCGAATCTGCAACAAAGGATGATTTACCGATTATAGGGAAATTCACCAATAAAAAAAACAAAGACATCATTAAAATCGGCTCTGTCGTAAAATCTCGCTCTGTCGTATGTGTATTTCCCAGATATAATACCCTTACTACTGTTAGGTGTATATATCCTTCACTTGAAATTAGTGCTGGAGAAGATCAATTTCAGCTATTCGCATGGGATACCAATACGCAAAACGATTCCACATCCACAAACTTGGACGGATACTACATTGTAATGCCAATGTTGTCTAAGTAATAGCTTTGCTTTCGTTCTCGTAGCTATCAAATATAAGCAGCCATGCCACATATATATGTCAACTTTGAGGCATTAACTCCTGTTGACATACTAATACTTATTCCTGAAATCTCAAGAACTACGGGCGTATAGGTTGCTCTGGCCCATTCACCAACATCCCTGCCTTGTATGACTATATATGCAGATTTAGCAGGCCGCAATTTCTCTGGTATATTGCTTGCTATAATATCATTTCCTGTAAGAGCTTTTGCCTTAATAGCGATGCTTAGAACTTTTACATTACCCACACGATATATCCTTAGGTAGTAAGCTGCGGCAGGATCATAATAATCTGGATTGAGTAAATCAGTCAGATCATTAACTTCCACACTCAAATTTTTATTTTGAGGATCCCGACATTTATGTCGGGAACATGGGAAGAGCATTCAAGGAGGAAAATCAATCGGAGGATAGAAAACTCAACTCGAAAAAACTTTAACAAAAAGCGACTCCCTGGGGATGGGAGCCGCTTTTGGAAAAGGTGTAGGATGTGTCACGCCCTACATCAATATGAACGGAATATTTTCCAAAATGTAACAAAAAATTCAATAAAATTTTAAGGAGGATTTTATGGAACAATTAAAGCTATTAAACGGAACCGTCTATGACCTGGTGGCCGGAGGCGTGAGAGAATCCGATGAAACTCTTACTCTGGTATTTCTCCCGGGGACAAAGACATTTGAACAGGTCGAAAAAGACTTTGCCGTAGAATCAAATGTTGAGAAAGTTTATATCCTCGGCGCTGA